CTCCGCAAATATCCGACATCCTTCAAGCGTCCCTTCATTCAGCCCGTCCATCAGCGTAAAGAACCCTTCGGCCTTTTCCGCAATATGCGCCAGTCCGTCGCCGTATCCGCTCATAACAGCGTCGATCGTCTCCCCGGCAATACCTCCGGCAAGACTGCCGATCAGATGACCGACAACCCCGCCGATTACGTCCGCAATGGCTACCACCATATCACCGAATTTGTTGATCCGGTCGACAATAGCTCCTTCGCCACCGCCGGGTATCTGTTCAAGAAGATTGATGATGGCTCCACCGGCGGCAAATATCAGTCCCATTGCCTCGATCACCCCGGCGACTACCGCGATCGCCACAACAACGGCGCCGAACGCTCCCGCGCTGATCGCACCGAGATTGAATTTATCGAAAAGCACCAGCAGTCCGGCGATAGCGGCAAACAGCACGCCGACGCCCCAGTCTGCCTCAAACACTCCTGCAATTGCGGAGCAGAACTCTCCGAAAGAACGGATCATTTCGACCCCGCCGACCTTGTCGGAAAGCCATCCGATCGCGGCGAACAATGCGCCGATCTCGACCAGAAGCGCCGCAGCTTCGAGGATCATCAGTCCGGCGTGGAGAAAGTCCTTCGTCGTTAAACCGGACTTCTTCAATAACCAGACCGCGGCGATCAGACCGGCAAGCAGTCCGCCTCCACCGATCAGTTCACTGAGATCGATTCCTCCTTCTCCGAGAGCCTGCTTCACACCCTTGATCAGCCCGCCGAGGATCTCGCAGACATACTCCGTGATTTCCGGAATATGCTCCGCCAGAAGCCGCAGAGCGACCATGAGGATATCCAATAAGATAATGCAAACGTCCTCCGCGATCTGTTCGGCGTTCTGCGCGAGAGCGTCAAGTACCTTGAGGACAAGTGTCATTCCGGCGTCAATCAGATCGTCCGCCGCGTCTCCGAGGATTTTTGCAAGCAGTCCGAAAATCAGAAGTCCGCCTGAAAACAGCGCGACACCGGCTCCTATTTTGAATAGCACATTCGCCAATTTATTAAGAGTATCAAGACATGGTTTGAGAACTGCAGCCGCAAAAGATAAAGCAAGTATACCCGCCACAAGGCCGAGAAGCGCCACCCCAATCTTTCCGAGGGAGGACAGGATATCGCTCCAGCCGAGCAGACTGAGCGCGGCCAGAAGTCCCATCAGAATCGCCAGCGCGCCGACAACTTTCAGCATCCCGCCTCCGAAATCGGAGAAGGAAGAACTGATATCGCCGATTCTGCTCATCAGCTCAAAGAGGCCGAAGATTCCTGCCGATACCAATCCGAGAGCGCCGAATGCCGCTGCGATCTTCAATAGCCCGTCGCCTATTGTCGGCCAGTCCACCATCGAGTACAGCTTCAGGACACCGAGCAGCAACGCGGCCGAAACCACAAACTGCCGAATGTCCTTTGCCGCGCCGATGAGTCCTCCGCCTTCACCGGCCAGATTCGCCGCCGTGAACGCGCCGAGAACCGCGGACATCAGACCGAGAAGCGCGGCAAGCCTGCCGAAACTTGGCCAGAAATTCTCAAGCTCTCCGAGAGCCTTCATCGGATCCACCATCATGCCGACCGCTTTGGCCAGCAAAATCATGGAAGCTGCAAGGGCAAGAGCGATCTGCGGCAAAGCGTGAAGCGACTTTGAATCCGCAAATTGAGAAACAAGTAAAACTCCTATCAGACCGGCAAAGGAAGTGGCGAGCGTACCGATCACACCGCCGATCTTTTCGCTGTCGATACGGCTGATCAGAAACGCCGCTCCGGCCAGAAGTGCGATTGCCCCGGCGATTTCAAGCAGCATCGTGACCTTCAGCGTCTTCTGCCATGAGGTCAGAGCATTGCCGACCGCTTCCAGAGCATCCCCGGCCTTGTGCATCAGCCGGATCGTCGCAAACGCCTTGATCGCAAGAAGAATAAGCTCGGTCAGCGTCGGCAGATCGATCCCGTTAGTGAGATCCCGGATCAGCTTGACAACGTCGCCTAAAATCTTTCCGAGTCCAGAGAGCAGATCACTCACGCCCGGAGCCATCTTCTGAACAATCTCCCCGAACTTGGAGAACGCCCCGCCGATCTTGTCGAAAATGCCGCTCAGATCGACACCGACACCCTCAAATCCACCGTACTCTCCGCCGAGGCTTTCAAGAAGCTTTCCGAACGGATTGTCATTCCACCCGAAGGCTTTGGATACCGTGTCGGCTACCTGCAAAAGCGCGAAGCCGATCCCCTGAATCACGTCGATGACGCCGTCCCCGATATAGTGAAGATCGAGACCGGTCACATTTTGAATTATGTCGAATACTGTGTCCAGTATAATTTTCAGCTTGTCTTCGATAACAGCAAGCAGTCCCGTAAGCCCTCCGCCGTTCTCCTGATACACACGGATCGAATCCGTCAAAGACAGAAATTTCGTCAGAAACTCTGAGACAAACACGATGCCGTCCTTGATCCCGTTGATGAAGGCGGAAAATCCTTCGTTGTTCCGAATAAAATCCTGAACTGTCTCGAGCCCTCCGACGATAGTGCCGAAGAAACCGTCGAGATCGCCGCCCGTACTGCCGAGAAGCATTCGGATTCCTTCGAGCCAGTCGTTGAAGATTGTAACGGCAGCCGTCCAAGCCGGACCGAAGAACTCCTCGATCCCGCCGAAGGTCTCCCGGAACGCCGTACCGATACCGAGGATTCCGTCCTTGATCTTGCCCCAGCCCTCATGATGGGCCAGCGTCTTCAGTCCGTCTGCCAAATCAAACAGGATCTTCCGAATACCGTCCGCAGTACCGGCAATATCCGCTCCCGTCCAGATATGAACGACCTCCGTAATTGCTCCGAGGAAGGCGGCGAGTCTGCTCGTCATCCCATCGACAACGGTGTCGAATGATATGGCCCCGTCTTTGAAAAACACCGATAGATCAATGTACTTTCCAAAAGCGGTTCCGAAGACCCTCATCGTTTCTGCCAGCTTATCGTAAATTCCAATGAGCTTTGCGGCCAGAGGATACTGCTCCCGAAGACTTTCAAGAACGCCCGTATCAAGAAGACTTCCGTCGGCAAGCGCATCCATCGCACCGCGAACTCTGCGAATTCCGATCGCAAAATCGCTCAGCACAGCTCCCGCGCGGCTGTATAGATCGGAGATCCCGCCGAAGAAACCGGACAAACCGTTCGTGCCGGAAAAACCGGCAGCAAACTCGCGGGTCAGACCGCCGATCCCGTCCTTTGCGAGAGAAAAGACACGGGAGAGCCCGCCGAGATATTCTCCGAGGCCGTCCTTGACGCCGGAAAGATCCCGGAAGAATCCTTCAAATGTCCCCCGAATCTTGTCCATCTTCTCCTCGCTCAGGATCAGCCCTTCGGTAAACTCCCGGAAACGCTTCGTAATACCGAAAAGCTCCTCGGCCTCCATCGCCTCCATCGCCTCCCATGCTTCTCCGATCGGATCGAGAAATGACCGTACCGCGTGGTACATATTCTTGATACTCTGAATAAAATCTTCCCGGCCGCCCATATCATGCCAATCTGTCAGAAGATCGTTCAGATTGCTGATCGGCCCGGCAAATATATCCCATAACTCATTGGAAAGCTGAGTCCACGTGACCTTCGCTTCCTCATAGTTGCCGAAAATATTCTCAAAAACATTCATCCATGCTGTCGATACGGCGTCCGTTGTCGCATTGATAACATCTTCGAATGTCTTTGCTTCCTGCGCGGCAGCGAAAGCCCGTCTGCCCAGTTCATATTCGTCGCTGCTCAACTCTTCCAAAATAGGAAGAATTTCCTCAGCCGCGAGCCCGGTTTTTTTAACAACATCCTCGATCTCAAGTGTCCCGTCCATGTATGCGTTAAGCCATGTCAGGATCTGGGAGGTCGTAACGTCATAATTCTCGTTGAACTGATCGTAAACCTCGTTCAGCCGCCCGGCGAAGCCGCCGAACTTATTCATAGCGGCAATCAATACCTTATTGTCAAACCATCCGGCCGCAAGAGTCGACCTGAAGTTGCCTACATTGACAAAGTGATCACCGTTATAATTACTCGAAGCGATTTCATTGATATTTCCGTATTTATCCAGTCGTCCGAGCTCCACAGCAGTATCAATGATCGTCTGCTTGAACTCTTCGGTCGCCATGTTGGCATTCTCGACGGACATCCAGTCCGGCAATTTTACCGCGCCCATGCCGAGCGACTGCGAGAAGTTGTACATGACCCGGCTTGCGGAAGCCGCGTTCTGACCGGCAAGAGCCGCCGCCGTTGAAATACCTTCCATAGCGGATACAGCATCTTCAAGCTCAATTCCCTGAGAAGTGAACTTACCGATACTGTTCGTCATATCGGTAAAATTGTAGGAAGTTTCATCCGTAAACCAGTTTAGCGTTGCCAGCTTATCCGATACGTCGTCAATCGTCCGACCTGTGGCATTCATGATTGTCTGAACGGCAGTCGTCTTTTCACCGTATTTATCAAAACCGGCTACGATCTGGTCCGTGCTGACGGCTTTCAGCTTATCGACAACCCATGTCTCAATCGATGCGCCGATGTTCATAAGCGCCCCGATCGCAATGGTCTCAAGAGCCGAAAATTTCTCCCCGACTCCGCTGAGCGCTCCGGTCAGTCCGCCGAAATCGACATTGTCCGCAGCCGATGAAATGCCGGAAAAAGCTTTCTCCGCCCCGGAAAAGTCAAGCGCGCTCTTCAGCTTGTCCAGCGTGGACATGCTCTGCGAGACATTCCTCTCAAAGTCCGCGTTGTCAAACCGCATCTCGACGACTTTCTCATCGATCGTTCTGCTCATACGCGCTTCACCTCCTCCCATGCCGCGTCGGCGATCTTCTCAAAAACGGGACGGAGCGCCGGGTTGATATAGTCGATCCCCTGCACGTATCCGCCGTTTCGTGTAGCGTGTCCGTATTGCAGGATGATCGCAATCGGCACTCCATTTTGAAAGTTCGTGTTGTCGAATGAAATAGTCACGGATCCTTCCCCTCTGACGATTCTGTACCGCCATGAAGCCGCGGTCAGACCCGTATCCTTCGGCGTCGCTTCGGCAAGCGCCCGAACGCCTTCTTCTC